TTTTATTATCATCATTTTTTAACTTAAACATATTAGATAAGTGTTTCCGCAAATATCTTTAATAGTGTAAATGTTTGGTGGAGAACTTTCTCTATCCCTTTAAAAAACTACCAACTAGCTTTCTTGTCTTAATTTCTTTATGTTTATATTATACACTCTTTTCCAACCGTTGTCAATAGTTTTTTGATTATTTTTTTGTGTTTTGTTAATATTTTTTTATGGCGAAAATAAAAAAGCTAGTTACCTAGCCTTATATTTGTTCTTTGTAAAATTCGATCTTCGTGGTCTGTTTTAATTCTTAACCTTAGTAAATTTATTGATAAGGTCGGCTTGCCTGTTCGCATTATTGATAAATTCAATAATAAACTTATAGATTTCTCGCCCTAGTTTACCTTTACAATCATAGTTATAATGCACTCCATTTCTTTCTGTTAAACGTGTTACAATAGCAAGTTTATAATCTGAGCCATCATATTCTAGTTTCAAGGTATATAAAGAAGGTGTTTCTCTCCCTTCTGGGAGCTTGTAAGTTATTCCAAAATCTATTGAAATAAAGTTTTCTCCTCTCTCTACTGCGTGAGCTTCGTATAACTCTACCTTCCGTGCTTTTTCTAAATCATCAAAGATTGACATATTTTCTCCTTTTTTGTTAGTCTAAAAAATATCAATTTTGGCTGTTTTCAATTCCAACATCACGTCAAATCTGACGCTGTTGATTTTCTTAGCCATATCAACCAAATCCACGTTAGGCTTAAAAGAATCACTATAGACCAAGCAACGTTGGCAAATGTCGTCTAAAGCCACTTTAGTTGCACTATCAGGAGTAAAGACTTGGTTCACATTAAAAATAAAATCTCTAATGTTGTCAAGAGCTTTAACGCTAGTAGCGTTATCGTTCCTATCCTTTGTAAAGACTTGAGCGCTTTTGACAAGTCCAATTACTTCGTGTTTTGTTGTTGTTACTGTGTCGTTCATTTTGTTCTCCTTTTTTCTTACCTTTTATAGTTATATTATACACCTTTATTTTCTACCTGTCAACCATTTTGTATTATTTTTTTGTATTTTTTGATTATTTTTTTGTGGCGCATCTAGTTTGTATAACAAAAAGAGCCTGCGCCTACAAGCTCTTACTTATAATCTAGTATCCTATGTCAACGTTTGTTTATAAACATCACACGTCCATTTTTATTAGTCAGTTTATAGCTGTATCGTAGTGATTCAACCGTTACGTCTTTCTTGAAACCTTTATAATTGGTTTTCGCAACCTTAAAGGTATTGCCAATATGTTGTATAGCCCACTCACGATACTCTGCACGTTTCTTACGTTTCTCGTACAGTTCAAGGGCTTCTTCTTCAGTTGAAAAGGTAAAATACTTATACAGTTCATACTCTCCACCGTATGCAAAGATATAGCTATAGTAAATGTAAGGTTCTGATAGAAGATTATTTACTTCTTCCATGCTCCACCAAGAATATTTAACTTTTTCTGTTAATGTTAGCGTATGTTTCCCTGTACTTTGATTGATACTTTCATGCCAATAGCCAAATTCATATCTTTTCCCATCTTTTTCCAAGTCAATTTTTGCAAAGTCATCTTTGTTTTTCTCCAACGATCCATTTTCTCTTGCTACTACTAATGTATAGCCATCTAGTAGTAGTTTTGCTAACTGTTCTGAGTAAGCCTTGTTAATCTCTGTTCCTGTAAGTTTCATGTTGCGTTCTCCTTTTTATAGGGCGTTGCGTACCCTTTAATTATTTTTATGATTATATTATACACTCTTTTATGTAGTTTGTCAACATATTTTATAATATTTTGATTATTTTTTTGTGTTGTAAATAAAACACCCTAAAATTCTTGATTTTAGAGTGTTCCATAGTTCAATTTTCTGTCAGGATATTCAAGACTTCTTCTAAAATACCCTCTTGTTCAGCAGTTTCAGGATAAATCTCCCAACCTCTGTCATAGGAGACGATTGTTTCTTCTCCGATAGATATATCTAGGTTGTAAACACGCCCTTTATCAATGCCATCTGGGGAAGGTTCATCACTTACCTTGGCTAAGTAGTCAATCTTCTTCCCTCTGTACGTCAGTTTTCCTTTATTCCACATAGCAAACCTTTCTTTTTGCTTATTCTGTCCTTATTGCCCTCTGTTTTAGCCCCTGTTGCGTTTTTAGAAGCTCTACCTAGAATTATGCCACTTTGCTTTAAAATGGCTTATATACCCTTATATGAGCTTTTAGAGATTAAGATAAAACTAGCTTTTTGTAACTAGTCTTTTCCTAATTCCTCTAAACGTTCCTCAAAAGAACTTTCGACCTCTTGCCAAGCTCGGTCAGTATAAGCAATAATACCACTAAAATAGTTATAAAAGTCTAACAGCTCTACTTTAGGAACTAAAGGCTCATTTATACTATTTCTGGTAAAAGACGCAACGGTTCTACAAGATTCATCAAACATACTGACAAATTCTACACCAAATACATCATTTTCAAGAACAAAGGAAACATACAAGCCTTCAATCACATCATTTGCGCTATTGATTCTTTCTATCTTTCTTTCTCGCATGACTTTCTCAGCACTATAGAAGATAGCATACAAACGCTCTAATGCAGTAGTTGTTTTCTTAGCGATTCCCTGCAACCAATAATCAAGCTCCTCTTTGTCATTGTCGTTCCTGATATTGGTATTCAGCCTATAACCTTTGCTCCCATCTGAAAATTCACGGACATATCCATAGTCAAGATAGTTTGCTCCTTCTAGTCTGCTTTCCTTGAACTCAAAGCTATCTAAAATCCACCTATCTTTTTCTTTGTCGCTCCAAGTATAGAAAGACGGATATTCTGCCTTGATATAGTCCATCAGGTTTTCCCAATGCCCCCCAAGGTCAATATCAATACGCTTGTCTTTCAACTTGTCAATGATATACTTACCCAAAATATCCCCTTTCTACTCTGTCAGAGTTCCGACATAACCTTATCAAGAAAATCTAAAGCGAAAGTTCTTTTACTAACAGGAAAACCAAGGGCGCTTGTATCAAATGTTTCAACAGTCATTTTGTTATGTTCTGGTTCAATGTTGATGGAGACAAAATTTGATACAATTAAACTTTTTCCGTAGTATCTCAAACGTATTGCTTTTTTAGCGAACGTCTCCAAGACACTATCCCAAGTATCGTGTTCCTGACCGATAATACAAGTGTCTTTCAGCTCGTCAAGTTTCAGCTCTACTTTCTTGCTATCTGTTTTCTTTAGTTCTTTCCAAATTGCTCGCAAGATATTGCGTTCACTATCGCTCCAATCTTCAAATTGAGCCATATTTTCAGCAAGATAATCTTTAGTCATTTCAATTATCCCCCTTTACCAATTTTTCAATCGCTTCCCAATCTTCTTCCTTCGTAGTCATCTTAGCAACGTTAATCAAGAGCTTTTTAGCTTCTTCTGAAAGTTCTTTAGCGCTCATATTGTTTTGATTGGTTGCAACTTGTTCCATCTGCAACTGAAAGAAAAAGATTTTTGCAACTAGGTCTGACACAAACTCATTCAGTTCTTTCAGCTTTTTGACTGCTTCGTTGTCATGATCTGTTTCTCCGTGCCATGAAATACCTTGTAGCAAGTCCTCTGGTGTAATGTTCTGTTTGATTTTAAATTCCATTTTGTTTCTCCTGTTCTTCTAAGAAGGTTATATCAAAGAGTGGAAGCCCACTCTTTGAACTTATCCGTTTTTATATAATAGAACTATCCATGCTTTACAAATTTGACCGCTTCATCAAGCGTACACATTTTTAGCCAAGGAGTTTCTTTTGTGACTTTACTATACCCTGTTAAAGTTGTATCTTCATAGGTCGTTAAACGCTTATAGGCATAAAGCTCTCCATTTCGTTCTTGAAATAAATAATACAACGTAGAACCTACTCCATCTTCTATATAGCGCGTGAGTGCTAACTCGTAATGTTTATAGTCAAATCGAATATTAGGTTCGTTTTTTAATCGCTTGTACAATTTCTCCAACATTATTTTCTTTTCCTTTGTTTGTAATTGTGTTATACACCTTTATTCTTGCTTGTCTAGTGGATTGTTTAAGTCCATTTCAAGTTGTTTAAGTTGCTTAACTAGGTATCTTGCCCCCTCTAAGCCTTTTAGCTCGATAGGTTCGATATGGTTGTTATCAAACCCCAAAATAGGCGATACATACAAGTCTTTAATCTCTTGTAGAGCTTGTTGTTCCTCTGGCTGTTGAGGGATAGCTCTGGTGTCTAGGTCTAGGCGTGATTTCCCAATATTCCCTTTTGCGTCAATCCAAGCGTAGCCTTCATAGGTTAAACCACCAATCGGTTTTGTGTCGATTGATTTATAAACTGGATCAAGATAATCAACTGGTAAGCTATCAGGCAAAACAACAAAGCCATTGTCTGAAAAATCTTCGTGCCAATCTGCAAAAGGGGTAAAGGGCAAGATTTTTGAAGCCCCACGTTTTTTCAATTCTTCCAAGATTTCTGTGTATTTCATGTTGAGTTCTCCTTGATTTCTTTTTTCCTATTCTTCTAAAATATTATCTTTCTTACAACATTTTATAAGTTCTTTTAGCGTGTCAGTATGTTCCGTATGACAGCCTGTTGACTTGAAAACATGACCGTCACTTAGGTAAATCCAATACCCTTCAATATCCTTATAGACTTCTTCCACAAAGGGAAGAATGTGTTTTGGTAGTTTGTTCAAGATTTTATCACTATCCATTTTCTTCCCCTTCTTTCAAAAGCTCTGCTACCATTTCTTTAATTTCACGGACACGGTCTGGGTTGCAATCACGTTTTGCTAACGCTCCTGCGTAAACATGAACCGTTCCATCTTCTTTCTGATGATAAGAAAAACTACATCTACGGTCAGGTGTTACCTGTTTTGGTTTTTCTATCAAAGAAGATTCAATCCCACTTCTACTAGTTCTGTTAAATGCTACACGAATATCCATTTTTATTTCCTCCATTTCTTTTTTCTATTCTTCTACAAAACCATAATCTCTGATTTCTTCTTCATCTTCGATACTGGTATATCGCTTGTTTGTTTTTTCTTGCTTATCGTTGATAATGTTATCCCAATTATCTTCATCATTCAACTTTTTGATCGTGTATAAGCTGTAAATATCAAGCCCTTTATTCAAGCGTTTAATTTTTGCCAGAACATATTCTTCTACGATAGCAAAGTGTAGGTGGTTTTCGATTAAGTAGTAGTCCATGTTTAAAACTCCGTTTTCTTATTTATGTTTATATTATACACCCTTTTATAATCGCTGTCAACTGTTTTGCATTATTTTTTTGTGTTTTCTTATTATTTTTTTATGTTGTACTTTGAGCCAATAAGAAAAAGCCTATCATCTAGGCTTTCTATTGGAAGCTAACGCTCCCATCTTCATTGCAGACAATCGTTTTGACTGTCATATAGTTAAATTGCTGTTGTAACGCCTGCTCGATAAGGTCGTCAATCTCTGGATCATTTTCATCATACCAGTCTTTTTTGTTCTCCAAGAGCCACGTTTCAGCTTGTTCTTCTGTCATGGTTATTTCCTGACGCTCGTAGCTAGAGGTAGAACGCCAAGCGTCATGGTAGTAGATTTCGTACAGCGTCATACTATTTTTCCTTTCTCAAACAAGGGTAAAAGATGGCTTTAAGCCACCTCTACTACCTTAACATTGTGTCGTTCAAGAAAATCAGCATGGTATTCTTGGATTTCTTCAACGTCAGACTTATATAGTCTTGTTGGTTTCCCCCAACTTTGCAAACGAATACCATATTTTAGACGCTTCAAGTGTCCTAGTTCATTTTCCATGATATACATTTTAGGCTTGATTTTCTTTTCGCCTGTTAGAATTTTTCGGACTTCTTCGCTGTCAACTGGTTTCCCTTTTACAATAAGTCCATTTTCTTCCAACCACATTATGCGTTTATATAATGTTACTGAGCGTAGGATTGGGGATTCTCCCCCATAATGCCCCTCTACCAAACAAAGCAACCAATCTTCTAGTTTCTCTTTGCTTTCAAATTTCTTTTCACAATCATAAACAACCCTACTTCCGTCATGTTCATACACATTACTTGGCGAATAGCTATACTTAACAGTAAGCTCTTTAAGGTTCATAGACATTCTTTTCAATGTATCATAGGACATTTTGCGATTCTCCTTTTTGGGGCTGTTGCGTTTACCCCTTGATTTATTTATAGTTATATTATACACCTTTTTATAATGTTTGTCAATACTTTTTTGTGTTTTTTGATTATCTTTTTGTGTTTCAAGGGAACAAAAAAGAGGGTTGCCCCTCTAGTTTTTTACTTCATACACTTAGTTCCTCTTTTATACCCTGCCCTGTAAGCTGATAGAGTTACTTCCCCAGAAATATTAACCCAACAGTCAAGGTCTTTGTTGTACTCATAAGGATAACAAGTGACTTCTGAATTGTTTTCGCCTTTTGTTGTTCCAAAGACGACTTTCCCATTTTCTACATAAACATTTTTTCCGTAAACTATATGCCAACCATCTTTATCTGCCATAAGTTCCCCCTTTTTTACTTTCGGTCTGCTAGTCTCCCAAAATCTTCAACTAGCTTTACATTGTTTTTGTTTAGGTCTCTGTGGACTTCTAAGCGTGATAGAACTTCCACGATCCCTGTCACGATCCAAAGCATAACTGATAGCGCAACACTCCCTGTAGCTAGATACAAGGCTAGAGAAGGGAGTAAGCTCCAAATAAAAAGTTTAATGATAAACACAATGATTCTCAGCATATCTTTACTCCTTTTCTCCTGATACTTCAACGGTAAAATTCTGAAAATCCTGCTCGTTATATGGAACAGCAAAAGCAATCTCAGACAATACTTCAACAACTGCGATTATAAACCACAATCCAACTGAAAGCGTCATGTTTCTTGTGACTGCATACAGGAGCGTTGGTGGAAACAAGCTCCAAATGATGATTTTTACTGCCAATGCAACGATTTTAACATTTTCTAACATTGTTTTTCTCCCTTTCTAGCTTCTTCTAAATAGTATAGGTACGTTGAGTTCCCTTGGTGTTGGTTGATTTCCTTTTCTACTGAAAAAGAAACAGTCTCAACTAAAGATTTTAACCCAAGGTAGTTTTTCAAAGCAAGAAGATGATTGTATTCATCTTGCGTGAGTGTTACTCTTACAGATTTTTTCATTCTTTCTGTCCTTTCTGTAATGCAGGTGGTAGTTTTTTGCTTACCTCACTCATGACACCTTCTCTGTCTGTAGGCAATGTAGCAAAGATTAACTCTGATAGCCCTGCTTCAACAAAAATCATTTCTTTGAATACAACTTCGCAAATAGCAATCATTTTCTGCTCTATCAAATAAGCGTCTAGGTCGTCTCCGTTATCCAATTCTTCTAAGTCATGCTCTGCCAACTCACAAGCCTTGTAATATAGACTTTCTGCAAACTGTCGTCTTAATTCTTCCATTGGTTTTGCTCCTTTTTGTTTATGGTTATATTATACACCTCTTTTTATCCCCTGTCAACACTTTTTATTATTTTTTTATGTTTTTGTATTATATCTTTGTGTTTTGGCTCATTTCTCCCCTTTTTTACCCTTATTTATCCCTGCGTTAGAAACAAAGTGTAGATATGCTCGTTTTTGCCCTCTCTCGTCCTCTCTCTTGCATTTTATCTACCTCTCCGTCCATTTATGCCACAAAACACCAAAAGAGCGTAGAGCGTCTAAAATTGCCCTTAGAATTGATTCATTGAAAACAAAAAGTAGTTAGGATCTGCTCCTAACTACTTTAAGTGATTTTAATGATTTTTGCTTCCTGTCTTTTAGACTATCATCCTCTGAATACTTGTCTATATGACGAGCATTCTTCTTATTTTAATTTCAGACTGATTTTACCTTTACCATGTTTAACCTTGGTAGTTTTTTCTTCTGGTTGTTCTTCTGGTATAGTTTCTTGGTCTGTATCGAGCGTTTCAGTTACTTCTTCGACTGTTCCATCTTCTAGAACTGCTTGTGGAACTCCCACGATTTCAACTTCAGCTACTTCTGGACTTCCTTCAGCTACTTCTTCATCAGTTTGTTTTAGCCACTCAGTAATATCACCGTATTTTATGACTGCGCTATATTCACTTACAAGGAACTCCCCTTGATTATAAGGGAAGAGTGTATCACTAGAGTTTAAGTCCTCTAATTCTTCCATTGAGAAGCGTGTTGCTTTGGTAAAATCGTCTGTGATATCATATACTGGCTTGGCAGTGATTGGGTGACTGAACTCAGTCTGTGAGATAAATCCGACTTGTCCTAGTGGTGCAAGGATATTGATAAAATAGTAGTCAGTCTGTACGTCCCAATACCCTTGACGGATTGCATCATGGAAATTATCTTCGTCCCACTGGTCGTTGAAAGTCAGCTCTCTTGCCCCTTTTGCGATTGCACGTGCTTTCTTTGCATAAGTGTCTAATTCTAGGTCGAGCAAGAACCGTGCTTGCTCTCTTGTCAATACTGGTGTGTTGTTTTCGGTCATATTTCTTCTTTCTATCTAGTTTATAGTGTATCAGTCCATATCCAGACCAACGATGATTTCAAAGAGTATTTTAGGTTGTTTTCCATTTGTTAGGAAGCCTACTGTAAACTCTGTTAGCTTGTTTGTGCTATTCTTTGCATAGTTCAATGTCTTAACAAGGATTTTATCCTTGTATTTGTCCTTTAAGCGACTTGTCATTTGTTCAGCAAGCATTTCAGCAGTTGCTTGATTATCATTCGTCAGAAAGTCAAAATCTTCGTCCAGATTGTCTTTCAGAATTTCATTGACAATGATTTTCTTGAACTTCTTCTCATATAATAGAGTGATTAAGATAATCAATACAAGAGGTGCAAGAACTGATGTACTGGTTAGATAGCTAATTGCAATAGGTCTCCATAGTAGAAATCCAATGAGCGCTAAACCAATCGCATTGTTTACCAATCGTTTTGGCTTGATATATCTGTTCGGTTCGTCAGCATTATAGACAAAAATTGTTCCGACAATCATAATGAAAGCTGATAAACCAAACACGATATACCGAACTGTTTCGGTATCCTCAATAAAGCTATTAAGAATAAGCGCACTGATGATTGATACTAAAATCGTACAACTAAAAGGGAAGAGGATGCTTGTTAGTCGCTTTAAGAAAATATACTTACCTGCTTTACCCATGCTCCCTCCTTATTTAGCTTGTTTTTTACGTTTTGGTGATACCAAGCCTAACACTCCAAAGAACATAGCTAGTCCAGTCAATCCTAGAGCAGTAGATTTGCCCTCGGCAGTATTAGGAAGAGACTTGTCTTGTTTCTTAGTCCATGCACCATTGTAAGATACAGGTGATTGAGCGACTGGTTTAGGTTTAACTTCATACGCTACAAGTTTACCAGATTCGTCATAGACTTCGATAGGTGTTTCACCAGAACGGATGATAGCTTGTTTCTGTGCTTCAAGGTCAGCTAAACGTTTAGCTTCTACTTGTGCGCTATATAAGGCAAAGAGTTTGTCATAAGTTTCTTGGTCGATTTTCTGCTCTTGTAACAACTTATCAAGGATAGCTTGTGCTTCTTTCAAGGCAGTTGCTTTCTCTTTAAGAGTAGTTTCTTTTTCAGCAAGAACTTTCTTAGTTTTAGCTAAGTTAGGCTCTGCATTGAGCAAGTTTTCAAGGTCAGCCTTGGCTTGTTCAAGAGTTTTAGTCGCTTGTGCTACTTTGTCTTTAGATAGCGCAAGATTTTTCTCAGCGATCTTGATTAGATTTTTCAACTCTTCCAACTTAGCTTTTTCATTTGCTAGGTTGTTTTTAGCGTTAGTAAGGGCAGTCTGCTTATTAGCAAGTTCTTGTTTCGCTTTTTCAAGATTTTGTTGCTTGATTTTAACATCAGCAGTCAAGGCTTTTAGTGCTTTTTTAGCATTTTCTAGGCGCTTGTTTGCACTAGCGAGCGTGTTTTTTGCGTTGGTAAGATTGCTTTGAGCAGTCGGTGTTTTTAGTGGTGTTGCTTTAAGAGTGTTCAAGCGTTTCTCAATAGTCGCTTGGTTCTCTTTAGCTTCGATATTCTCTGTTGTGGCACTTGTTTTTTCACGTTGCGCCTTAGAGTTTTCAGTCTGAGCATTTAATAGAGTAGTTTTAGCAGTATTGTAGGCTTTTACAATGCTTTCAACAGAATTAGGGTTAGGTACTTCCGTCTTATCTAGCTTGTTACCAGATACTTGCTTGTCTGATACAGTCAAGAAATGAGCGCTAGTTCGTCCAAGGCGACTAGATACGTCAACTCCTAGATATTCTTTATTAGCACCAGCTGATGATAAGCCTGCGAGGTTTTGAGCGTGTTCCCACTCCCAATCAGTAAACATCATTTCAACAATGCTTGTGTAAACCCACTTCTTAGCTTCGTCCATGTTATGAATTTCATCACCACTATTGATACTGTTCATGTTCTCAATGTACTGGTGTGTATCATCTTCATAAGTAGGCAATCCGTACTTACGAGCCACGTTGTTTACTGCTTTATTGTCATGACCTTTGCCATACTCCCAACCGTCAGCCACATAACCGTCAGTAACTTCATCAGCTACTTTCACCATACCTTTAGTCACAACCGTCTTAGGTGTTCCAAAACGTTCACGGATTTGGTTCAAGAGGTCGCTAGCATATAGAGAAAGTTCAGTAATTTGCTCTGTTGTCAGATCGTTAGCGTCAACCGTAATCGCTTTGTCATTCACATTAGATTTGAATGAGTTCGCATTGAGATTTGGTTTGTACTCTGCTACTAGAGTTTTGATTGCTTTGTCATTGTGTGCTTGCCACTCTGCTTCTTGCTTGATAGGGTGGTAAGGGTTTGTCGCATAAGATTTCAAGGCAGAAACATAAGCGTCTGATAATTGGATAGTGTTGATAGCCTTGTAGTTGCTTTCAGCCTTAGAGAAATCAGTCTGCGCTTTAGCAAGTTTAGCTTGTGTCTGACTAGCCTTATTCGTTGCATTTGTCAAGGTAGTCTGAGTGCTTGCTACGGTGTTAGTAGCTTGTGTCAACTCTTTCTGAGCGCTTGAAATATCATCAGCAAGTTTCTTATCATCAGCCTTGGCTTGTGTCAAAGAATTTTCAGCATTTGATACATTGGTCTGTGCTTGCGCTTGTGCTTTTTCAGCATTATCCTTTTCAGCGACAACTTTCGCTTGTCCTGTACCGTCAAGGATAGCTTGTGCGTTATCTACGTTAGTCTGTGCGTCTTTAACTTCGTTTTCAGCACTTGCTACCTTATCCTCAGACTTCTTAACCACTTTTTCTTGGTCTTTAGCTACTTGATTAGCTTTGTCAAGGTTATTCTTAGCGCTTTCTTCTTTCTTTTCAGCGTCAGCCTTACCAGTTTCAGCATTGGCAACTTCTTGCTTTTGCTTTTCAATGTTTTCTGGTGTTGCTTTATCCTTAACTGCTTGCGCCTTATCTACTTCAAACTGAGCATTATCCTTTTCGGTTTGTGCCTTGTCTTTTTCAGTCTGCGCTTGGTCTTTTTTGGCTTGTGCGTCTGCTACTGCTTGGGTAGATTTGTCAAGTTTGTCCTCAGCTTCGTCAACTTGACCTTTTGTGACTTCCTTTTTGACTTCTGGCTTTGTTTCTTCCTTAGAAACAGTCTGGCCGGTAGTTGTTGGTGCTACTGTTGTTACTTCTTCTGCGTGTACGTTAGTAACTCCTAAACCTAGAGCAAGAGCAGATGCTCCTACTACTGCAATGTTTGTTTTCTTAGTCATATATTTTTACTCCATTTTCCCAAATTCTTCTACAATTTCAAGATTTTTCTTATTCTGCTTTTCTGATTTCGTCGTTACTTCAAAATCGGCAACTGCTAAAAGTTCAGAAACCAATGTTAAGCACCACAAAATAAATGAAAACCAGAAACTACCAGTAATTAGATATAAAATCATAGCTGGAATTAAACTCCAAATAAAGATTTTTACAACCATTGCTCCTATTTTTAGATTATAAAGCATACTTTCTACTCCTATTCTAAATAAATTCTAATTCCAAAATATCACTAATGTTAGTAATATTCAAAGCGCTCGCGATTTTTGATAGGTACTCTTTGTTGATTGAGTTCCCTTGCCCACGTGCAAACATACTGATAGCAGTTTCACTTAGGTTTGATAGTTTTGCTAGTTCGCTTTGTGTCATGTTTCTTTCTGCTAAAATCTCTTTCAGCTTTATCCTCACAACTACTTGCATTTAAGTCCTCCTACTCTTTAAGAATTTTATAATTTAATTATATAATAATTCCGTTATTTATGCAAGGACTTTTACGATATGATAAACAAAAAAAGAGTTAGCCTGTGCTAACTCTTTTCTGCGATTAGTTTTCTTTACGTTTCATTGTAACTACAAATCCAGTAGTTGCAAGTGACATAATCAATCCTGCCACTCCCAACATACTTGAACCTTCACCAGTATTTGGCAACTCATTTTTAGGTTGTGGTTTCTTAGGTTCTGGATCTGGGAAGCTATATGTCTTAACTTCGTTAGAAAGTACAGGTGTTCCGTTTACGAATAGAGTGTATTCGTTAGTAACTTCACCGTGTTTGATGCGTTTAACTTCTACAAAGGCATCTGCTCCAAATTCGCTTGTGCGAGGGATTGAGGCAAGAAACTCTTTTGTAAAGCGAGTTTCAAACAATCCAGTCTTAGCGTTGTAAACTGTTTCTGTGTAGGCTTTAAGGTCATCGCCAGCCTTGATAGCTTTTTGATTACCTTTAGCGTCCACAAATACAAAGTCTTTCTTAGCTTTGATTGTGAAACCTTGGTATTCGTCATGTTCTACATCAAGGCTATCTACGAAGCGGTATTCCCAAAGGTCATAACCACGGTTAGCAGGGATAACCCAACCCTCTAGCTTGTAAGTAAGAAGGTCGCCAAGTTGAACACGTTTACCGTCAATGCTATCACCTTTAGCATTCAAAACGTCTTTGTGGACTTCTGGTTTAGGAAGATGGTTAACTACCTTGTTACCTGCATATCCGTTACCAAAGTCAATTTGGTGTACTGCGTTGACGATATCACCTTGTGTGAATGTCTTTTTAATCTTGAATGAAAGGTTGTAGGTAATATCCATTCCTTTCTTCACGTAAGCCTCGTAGAATTTTTGAGGCTCTTTAGCAACCCACATGTAGAACTCGCCTACTGGTGAGATACCAGAATCAATAACCATTTGACGTAGTTTAGCGTCCAATGTATCCATTGAAAGAACGTGGTGCATTTGCAACAATTCAGATACGTCTTTGTTGCCAGCAGTGATAGATTTAACTTTCAACGTGCTTGTGTCGATAGAATTTTCGTCTGGATCTTCAATCAAGGCAAAGTTTTTCATAACTGATGATTTAGATGCTTCAACCCCTTTGTAGTTAGAAAGGTTTTGAGTAAGTTTATAGTTCAACTCTGTTGTAGGAAGAACTGTCTTACCATTGATTGAAACTCCTTTATCATCAACTACGTCTTTGACTGGTTTAGAGCCAGGTGTCTTAACTTTAGGTGTGTTAGAGGTAACTGTGTACTTCTTCTTAGACTTAGTTGTCAAAGTCATTGAGTAAGTGTTGTTGTAGAAACCATTGTCATTCAAGACTGTACCAATCAACTTGATTTGTGGCATAACGTAGTCTTTATCAAGGTTTGCATTTACTTTAGCAAGTTCACTAGCACCGAACTTAATAAGAGTTCTACCTTTTCCGTTGTGAGTAAACTCAAACGTTGGATTTGCTTTAGCAGTTGCCTTTTCATCAAGTTTGTAGCCAGATTCAAGTGGGTCATTTAGCTCAATAGCAGTCATTGCTTCACGTCCAGCTTTAAGTAAGCCAGTGTTAAGCGTCCAATTAACGAGTGAGCCTTTAGGAACTAGTTTACCGTCGATATCTTTGTTATCGTCGTTTACTACTCCTTTTAAGATTTTAGGGGCATATTTTACAGCAGTCTTGTGATAATCTACTGCAATTTTCTTTTCAAGAGGAACTTTTACAAGTGGTTTTAATGTAGGTGTTTTCTTAGGTGAGAAGTTTGGAATAGTAGCCTTTTCGATTGAAATAGGTTTAACGGACTCCTTCACAACTTTTTGAGAAGCACGTCCGAAAAGTCCCCCTACAATAGATAGAGATTCATCAGATGTGTTAATATGGTCGAACCAGAAGTGGATTTGTTGACCTTTGTCATAAGTCCAACCAATACCATTACTATCAAGAACCCCTGTTGTACTTTGAGACTGTGCTGAATCGTTAGCAGTAAATGTATTACCGTCTTGAGTAATATTTTTACCAGTTGTTACTTTAGCATTGCCCATTGGTGACACTCTGACTACTTGGTTGCTATCCACGTCATTGATAGTAACATCAGTCATATCAGTAGCATCTGTTGAAACAGTAACAGAAACTTGTTTCACCCAACCGTTACGTTCACTGTAGTAACCTCCATTTCCGCCAGTACCATCTTGACCGTCAACTCCTCCACCGTCAGAAGTTCCACCACCAGCGCCAGTAACAATACCATAACCGATACCGCCATCTTCACCGTACCATAACGCTACATAGGAAGCGGTGAAAGCTGAATCTGGCGAAGGAGTTACACCACTAAATGTAAGAGTAACATCACCGTGTGAAGTATTCTTAACCTTAATTACAGCTTCTCCACTCTTATCATCAAACTTGAATACGTTATCGAATTTAGCATCTAAGTTTGTATCCAAGTTTTGTCCTTGAATCAACTTTTGAATACGTGTTGGAGGAGTTGTTTTAGTTGCACCAGAAACAGCTTCAAAAGTCGTGCTAGAAGTTGCAGTCAAACCTGTTTCTTTTGATGAAACGATTTTTTCACCGACATTCTTCTTATTCCAATCATCTACTGCTTTTTTATCTTGTTCCCAAACACCAGTGTATTTAAGACCTTTAGCTTCCATGATAGCTTTGTTGCTTGCATTTACTTTTTCAGCGTTTGCCTTTGCTTTTTTGTATGCTTCTTCTTTCTTCTTGTTATCAGCAAGAGTTTTAGAAGTGTATTCTGCCACTGTTTTAGCGTCTTTGTTGCTATCGCCAGTATAAGTCAGACCATGTTTTTGCATTTCTGTCTTATTCTCAGCGTTGATTTTAGCGTTGATTGCTTTAGCCTTATTGACTTCTTCGGTATTTGTAACCTTTTCAGCCTTGGCGCTTTCGATTTTCTTCACTTGTGCTTTTTCATCAGCTTTAGCTTCAGCTAATGTATCGTGAGCAACTTGTGGCTTTTCAGTCACTTCTACGCCTGCGTCTTTAGCCTTTTGAACTGTTTTGTCAAGTTCTGGTGTTTCAACAGGTGTAACAATTTCTTTACCAGCTTTATTAGCGTTGTTTGTCATTTCAACGTGTTCAGCAGTAGGCTCTGGTTGTTTTTCAGTCAAGTTTGTTGACGGATAACCAGTTTCAGAAACTGCTTCCACTTTAACTGGTGCTGATGTTGTTTCTGATGTAACTGTTACAGTTTGTCCGTCTTTAGCTGGTGTTGGTGTAATTGCTGATGTAACTGTTGTAGTTTGTTCATCTGCGCTTACGGTACCAGTTATGACAGTAAAGCTAACTGCCCCTGCCAATGCTATTGCACTAACTAGACCGTATGCCTTAGTGTTAATCATACGTGCGCGTGCTTGTGTGTGTGATGATTTATTAAAAAGTTGTTTCTTATTCATTTAATCCCCTTTTCTTACAAATAAGTATAGTTGTTACGTTTTGCTTTGTTAGCCAAAGTGAAACCAAAAAGCAATAACAAGAAACCGATAAAAGTAATTAAAACACTTTCTACTGAGCTTGTTTCTGGCAAAGTTTCCAACTCGCCTTTAGAGTTCTTAATAGAAACTGTACCGTCCTCATTAGTCACCCCTCCGACAAGCTCTGGATTTACTTTTACAAGTGAACCGTCTGCATTTTCAAGTGTAAGAATTGACTTGGCAATATCTACAACCTTGTAGCCTTGGTCTGTAATGACTGGTGCGTCATTTGTAGGCGTTACAGTAGGTGTTCCAGTTTCTTGTGGATGTAAGATAGTTTCTCTACCTGTATCGTTCGTTTGTGGAACTTCTACTGCTGGCTTTGGTTTTTCTGTGACAACAGGAGTTTCAGCCTTGTCGGTTGTAGTCGCTTCAGTTGTTTCAGTCGAGGTAGTTGGTTGTTCAGTTGTTTCTGATGTTTCAGTTGTAACTGGCAATTCCTCGGCTGGCTTCAACTCAGACGGTTTATCTTCTGTTGTTTGTGGGACATCAACCGAAGGAACGTCTGGTGTTACTGGCGCATCCGTCTGTGGTGTTTCAATAGTGACTGGAATATCAGCAGTCGGTTTGTCTGATGATGGTGTAAGTTCAGACGTAGGTAAATTAGCGTTAGTGTTACTATCAGCGCTTGCGACTGCATTAGCAGTCAAAATTGCGCTAGCAAGTAAACCAAGAGCAAGTGTTTTCTGGATGGTATGATTGTCCGAAGGAACTAAGTCTTTAGTTTGCATGGAACTAAACCTTTCTTTCTTTTTTTATTTTATGATAGCTTGCAATTATGAGTTTTTTGTTACACTATATTTTACAATTTATCATTTATAAAGATTAAGCATTGACTTTATCTTTTAAGCCTTTACCTGCTTTAAATGCAGGTGCTTTGCTTGCCTTGATCGTGAGCGCTTTTCCTGTTTGTGGATTGCGTCCTTTACGTTCAGCACGGTTGCGAACTTCAAAGATACCAAAGCCATCAATACGGACTTTTTCGCCTTCTGACAAGTGTTCAGCGATTTTTGCGAATACAAATTCAACTGCTTCTTTAGAAGCCTTTTTAGTCAAACCTAATTCGCTTGCCATTGGCTCGTAAATATCACGTTTTGCCTTCATTTCTTCTTCACCCCCTTTTTATTATTTAAGATATTTTAAATTATATCATCATTCTTTAGAAAAAACAAATAGTAAACACAAAAAAAGTATTATTTCATAAAATATAAAATAATACTTTTTTCTTTCTATCATCCTATAAACTCAACATTTAGCGATTTTTTTAGGGGTTCTTCTAGCCAAAAAGCGTCAATTAGTTCTTTTTCTCCTGACAAAAATTTCCTGTAAATCTCGTATTCTGATAGCTTGGTATCAAGTAATTTCTTTGATAATTCAGCCATATCTCCATTAAATTTTAGAGTTGCTTTTGGTTTTTGAGCCAATAATTTTTCAACAGACACATGACGTTCTTCTGCCAATGCTTCAAGTTTTTTATAGTAAGGGTTGTCTGGACTAGGAGTTGCTACTAAATGTTGCAGGATTTCATCTGGATTGAATCCATCTGCCAATTTCTGGGAGATTTTTTGGATAGCCACTCTCTCAGACGCAATCTGCTTGTTTCTTTCTTCCCACTCAGTCACGCTATCTAGCAATTCAACCATCTTACTGAGCTTTCTAAATATACTTGGCAAGCATAGGAGCGTGTTAAAGTCATCAGCAGTCATTTTAGGTATGCTATCTAGCGCCTGTGGACTATTTATGTTCAGGATCAATGTCATCAAAAGGACAATTTCGCTTTCGTTCCCTTGCGTATTGACCTTCACTTTGTAGTGAGTATTGTTGAGCTTCGCATTATCAAGCCCTGCTTCCTTGGTTTTGTCTCTAAATTCTTCAACCAATTCAGGATAACTGTCTATATTCTCAGTTAGGAGCTTGTTGACCTGCATAGCGTCAAACAGTCTATAAAAGTTATCAAGCAATTCTTCTGAGCCACCCATTCTATGCTCCCACTTTTCAAGTGTTTCATTCAGGACTACTTCTAAATCTAATAGATGACTTTTATTCCATTCTTTCAACGCCATTTCCGTTGCTCGCCCTGTATCAAAGAACTCTCTCAGACCGTCTCTTAGGTCGTCATCTGCGATATAGCCTTCATTGATACCTAATTCTACCCACTTGTCATAAGACGCTCTCAGGCGTGGTTTTAAGTGCCAATCCACGTCTATATACGTCACGCCTTTAGGAAAGCCCTCTGTATGCAGATAATCTTCTACAAGCTCCTTAATTGTGCTTGGTTCAGCTTCAATCAAAGTTGCTGTAAAGTCCTGCAAGTCAAAGCGTTTTTCAAACATGAGGGTTGCTTGTCTTAATGAATCATCTTTATTTTCTGATTTTCGTTTAATCGTAACCATATCTATCTACTCTCCTTCGTTGTCTATTTTATTGTATCAAAAAAAGCAAGCTATTTGTGAACTTGCTTTTTTGCCTTAGACAACCTTCATCAGCTCTCTTGAACGCTTTAAGTGTTCCGTCAGCTCTGAGACTTCGCTAGATAGGTCATTGACTTCCTTCACAAACCCTTGAATAGCTTTAATAACACTAGAGTATAGCTCTTTATCCTCTGCGTCAGCTTCCTTTTCTCCTTCTTCAAGGACTGTTAGGTTATGATTCCCCCAATCAGCTAGTGTATTCAATGGTACAACTAGGTCACATAGCGCCTTTAGTTCTTTCTCAATATCTTCCTGATTAGAGATAGTGTTAAACGCTACAAACTGGATCGCTTGTTCCTGATTGCCAAAGACTTTCTTATCTTCCTCTGATAAGTCTCCCCCTGCGTCATCAATCTTATGTAGCCATGTTTCTAGGTTAGCTCCAAAGAGCTTTTTATTTTCTGCTACATTTTGAATCGCAAAGTTTAAACCTGCCAAAGTATAGTCTTGAATTGAAATTACTTCTGCCATATCTACTCTCCTTCCCTGTATGTTGCAAGTTGAATCTGCTCTGTCATGGTATCATAATTCCCTGAATAAACAAGGATATTCTTTCCATCAGTAAACGTGATTGTAAACTGTAGTGTTCCGTCCAAGTTAGACTTAAAAACCTTAGTTTTAGAAGCGTCATACTTGTATTTTAAAATCATCTTCTCTTTGATAATCATTAAGTCTCTACGATAGCTTGATAGGTCATGATTGAGCCTATCAGGTACAATAGATTGCTTGTTAGGGGTTTTTTCAAGAGCGTCAACCATGACTTGTATCATCTTTTTAGTTGTCTCTGCTTGCTCCCCTGTTACTTGTTCATTCGGTTTTTCAAGAGTTTTTTCTAGTTCCTTTTGTGGATCACTAGCGATAAGTTCAACTTTTTCTGTCGTCTCCTCTTGCGTAGTAGTTGATTGAACGCTTGCTTCCTCTAACTTAAAGTCATTCCCTGTACTTTTCTTGTTAAAAAACAGGAAGAAACAAGCAATACCAATCAACACTAAACCGATTAAGCCAACTAGTATTCTTTTTACTAAACTGTTCATTGTTACTCTCCTACTTTGTGATGGCTAAAATCTTCTTTATTCTCGTTAGCATTATAGCCCCCTTTGTCGTCTCGGACTGTATTTCCTTGCAAAAGGTCAGCTATTTTCTTGTAGTATGTATTCATGTCAGAATACCCTTGCAACGCTCCTGTATAGGTACAAGCAAGGACTTTGCCCTCTTTATTCGTCTTAACAATGTAGTTAAGCAAGGCAAATTCTCGTTTATCATTCGTTGCAGGAACTAGCACCTGAAAGTATCTATTAGCGCTTGTAGAACCACTCATAACCGATACCATAACAGGGCTTGCTAGAGCTGTAGTTGATTGTGTCTCTTTACCCCAAGACTGAGAAGCTAGAAGATTGTAAATGTTCTGCTGTACGCTCAAATCAGCGTCAGCTTCGCCTTCTTTTTTCTTAGCCTTATCTTCATCAGCAGGCTTATCTGAGTTTGCACTAGAAGCTAGGTAAGGCTTCAAGCTCTTGTAGGCTGTATCTACCTTTGTGTCATAGCGAATACCAATAAGAGTTTTAAAGAAATTATTAAGCTCCGTGTCTGCGTTTAACTTCGTAAAGTTCAATGCAAAGTCCGTATCTTCGCCATTCTTATCTTTCTCCTGCGCTACTTGAATATCTGCTAGTTGTCCTTGAACCACCTTCAATTCGTTGTTCTCGATATTCCCAATCTGCGTAGGCAAATCCTGAGTAGAGAACAACTTACCTACTTCATCAGTTGTGTAAGCCTGCGTTACCGTTACCTTTTTAGAGAAGAAGAAGCCACCTAAGATAAATGCTACGATTACAGGGATAATCGTTACTAGTGTTATCTTCTTCCAATCGGACGCTTTTACTAAGTCCTCTAGGTCGTCTAACCATATTCCAAATTTTTCAAACATTTCTTACTTACCCTTCATCTGGACTATCCCAAAAAACTGAACCGTCAATCTCAATATCGCCTTCGTTGTGGAAAGTGTCGTCTCTAGGTAGTTTTTCTAACCAACCCATAAATTCTTCACTCCCTACTGCGCCACCTCTCATAATATTTTCTTCTGGCATATTCACAAGATCAACTTCTAGGTTTTTGTATAAATCTGGGCGCAATACTATTCTGTCCTCGATTTTGCGCCATTCTAACAACGATATGAACACATAACGGTCTTTGTCATCAGTTTTCCTCTGCAAATTCTCCACTATCCGTTCCACTCGTTGTTTCTCGTACTTGTTTAACCGTCTTAAATTCAGACGGACAAATATATAATTCTGAGCCATTGTTATTCCACCTTCGCACTATCTTTCCGTTCAATATAGGTCAGAACAGAAACATAATCAAATACTGCGATTTTCTCTTGGTTTTCTCCTACATTGACTACTCCCCAAAGATTACCGTCTCCATCTAGCCGATAGACACGCATGGTTGAACCATCTGAAAGATTGAAAACCCCACCAATCGTATCGTCTTTGTTAATGTAAAGCCCATTTTTTACCAAGGCTTCTCTAAGAGCTTGGTATTCCTCTTTTGTGAGATTGCCTTTTTCTTCCTTCTGAACCTTTAAACTCTCTGGAACTTCCACGTTGTTATTTACGGTTGAACCCTGCTTTGAGCAGGCTACCCCTACTAGACAAAAAGTTATTAGGAAGCCAATACTAATAACCTTTCGTAGCAATCCATGTTTTAAAGTGTTGTTCTGCTTTGTTGTCATCATAGTAAGTTTCCTTCAAGTACAAGTGAGCCTGTTCTGATTTTGCTACACTTGTCAGCATTTCTTCAATATCATTACTGATACGTTGCAAGCATTGGTTGAGATATTGAGCAAGAGTGAGCGTATCTTCTGGTGTTGTTACCTTACGCCCTGCCCACTTGTCATAGGTAAAGTCAGGGTTTAAAGCAAACTTCCAAGTATCGGTTGCTGTGATGTTATTTTCACGCAACAGCGCTTCATATCGCTTGTAGCTCTTGTAGTATTCCTGCAATTCCTCTGTCTTATTAAAATCTTCCTCTGAGTAGATAGGGAAATTGTAGTATTCAACCGTATAGACAATATGTTCAAGCCCCTTAATATCATTTTCTACTAAGTGGTTTTCATCAGGAACGACTAGGAAGCCCCAATCCGTAATATCATAGATGACTGGACGGACGTAATCGCCCCAATCCACGTTATCTTCTGGATCAACGACTGGTACACTCTCAATCATGTAGTCATTCTTCAAGCCATCAAGACGATTTTTCCATTCCAAAACTTGCTCGTCATACCAATCCGTTAGAAGCTCTGCGTAGAACGTTCCCCCTTCTTCCTCGTCTTTTTCTAGGGCGTAGCTTTCTGCCGATTCAATCGCTTCATAGATAGTAAGTTCTGCATAGTCTTTTTCTAAGAATTTACGGTATTCTGCCAAAAAGTTATTGTAAGACGCAATGACTTTTTCTAGCATTTCCTTGTTATTCTCGACAATGAATAGAAATTCCTCTTTAATCTGCTCTTCTGTTTTAGCCATGTTTATTCTCTCTTTCTAGTGTTTTGTATCATCTGCTATTTTATTGATGTTTTCATCTAAAATCTCAATCCCACTATCGGTATGATAGCCAAGTCGTAGGATTTCTCCTGTTTCTCGGTTGTAAACAGAAGGAACTTTGTCAATATCAGGAAAATGCTTTACATATTCCTCGCCAAAAGCACTTGTCACGTCCACATAAACGATTGCAGACTGCGCTCTACCTGTAAGGCTTTGGAGCTTTGGAACTGTTGCCTGACACGCTTCACACGTTGGGTTCATAAATACTATGTATGAGCTACCCTCGATTGCAGACTTGTCTTTATCTGATACCGAAAATACAAAGTTAGGGTTGCTTTGATCCAATAGCCTGAATCCATCTGCGCCCATATAGCCTATGTAGGTTCTATTAAATAAACTAAAGCCTAGCCAAACAACCGTTGCTGTCAACCCTGCGCCAAATACAAGCCACTTCCAAGCACTTCTAAAGTTGAATAGTACAGGTATCAACCCTACCGTAAATGGTAGAATCATAAATCCCAATACATGATAATAATGCTTAAATGAATAGCCTAACTGGAAGGGCAAAAGGAGTAGTACCAATACTAAGACAACTTTCAGAATGAAGAATAGCCAATCCTGATTATTAAACTCCGAAAACTTCAACTTCATTAGTTGCTACCTTCTTTCTTCTTAGTCTGTACTGCGTTTGAATCAGCGTCCTTTTTATTCTCTTTCTTAGAAGAATCATCAGAACTTTTTGGTTTTTCCTCTTTCTTCTCGGTTTTCTTCGCTTTAGCTTTTGAATTTTCAATGAACTTTTGCACCCACTCGTCATTATAAACAACCTTTTCCCCTTTTGGATCAAAAACTGTCAACGTTCCTGTCTGGTCGTACTTTTGAATAATGTAACGCTTGTCCTCGAAAGTAAAATATCCTGAAAGTCCTGTCTTGTCATTTTGCTTGATCGTGTCAAATGCTGTAGTGAGCGCCTTAACATTGTTGTCAAACTCGCCACTAGATAGAGCTGTTGCTGTATCTTCTTTCTTAGGAGCTTCTTCCAAGATTTTTACAACTTCCTGCTCTGCAAGACTTGAAGCCTTGTTGTTTTCATTGACTTGCCAAAATACCAAGCCACCAATCGCAAGAACGGTAGGAACACCAACTGCAATATACTTCAAAACTCCACCTTTTTTGCGTGGTTTTGCGTCTGCTTCTGGTTCAGAATCATCTTCTGCAACTGGTTCTTCTAGTTGTTCTGGTTCATCTGCTACCTCTGCGTCAGCCACTTCTGGAGCTTCAACTTCTTCAAGGTCAGTATCTTCAAGCTCAGGCTCTACATAGGTTACTGGCTCTATCGGTTCGGTTGCTACTGGTTGTTCCTTCACTTCTTCAACCTCGGCTACTTCCTCAATAGGTAGGGCTTCCTCAACTGGTTCAACTACTGGCTCTTGGACTTCCTCTTTTGGTTTTGGAGAAGCTAGTCTCATTCTTTTTCTTGGAGCAACTGCCTGTGGTGTCCGTTCAGTATGTTGTGGAGCAATGATAGTAGAATTGCCCTCTGTAGGCTCATTCTGTTTCTCCTCTACTGGTTCAGCTTGGACTTGTTCTGGTTCTCCCTGCAAGCTATTATATAGCTCCAAAAAGTTTTCCTGACCGTTGTTCTTAATGTAAAGGTCAATCACTAACCCTACTAGCGTAGTGTATAGTTCAGACTGTTCTTCCGTCTTGCCTTTGTAATCACTCGTCAGGATTTTTTCAAGTTCAGACTGGCTTACTTGACCGTCCTGTAAGAACCGTAACATAGCCTTTAATTTTTGTTGCCCCAAAGCAGGTTGATTGTCTATTGCTTCCTGCAAGGCTTCATACTTACTAATCATCTGTTCTCCTCTCTATCAATCTACAATTTCAATTTTGTTATCTGTACTTAATCTGTAGCCACCCAACTTAATAGATGATACCGTAATTGTTAATTGTGAACGAACGTGAGTTACTTTTTCAATCTCCATATCGTCCATTGTTACCTTATGCCCACTTTTCATAGAATCTACTGGCAAACCTCTGCCATTAGAACCAATCAAGCGAACGAACACTAGTTCTTCCTCGTTAGGAGAATCAACCTTGACATTCTGTAAGATAATTCGTATCTCGTCTGATGACTTTTCATAAGCGCAGACTGTTTCAAATTCTGCTTCTTCAAAAATCAAGTCTTGGTTAATTCCTCGAAAGAACATTAGACCTTGTATTTTTTCTGCTTCAATAGCTACCATCTAATCTCTCCCACTATAAAATTCTTTCAGGTTTTCTTGCTCTCTATCAATCAGGACAAGCCCACCTGTATAGACAAATAACTTTTCATAAGAGACAACTTTGACGTATGAATCCTCAAAGTCAAACTCTACATAAGGATTTTCTGAACGCATGACTTGACCTGCCTGCACTTCTCGGTTAGAAGGCGTGTCAAGATACAAGCGAAATAGTCTGCCTGTGTTGTTTGCGACATTCCCATCTTGATATTTTGGATAGATTGTATTATCTTCCTCTATCTCTACTAACAACTTCAATGGCTTGGTGCTTAATACTTCTGCCACCTTTAGTTTCTTATCGCCAAAAAATCCTTCAATATCGAACGTTTTATAGCGCTCAAAGTTTGTGTAGTTCCTTGTTTTCTCAAACGTTGGAACGTGTTTTATTGACTTTCTTACTTCCACTTTCCTTTTCCTTCTTTCGTTGCGATTCAATCTCTAAATCACTTATATAGTCTAGGAGTTGGATCATCTTAGCAATGCTAAAGTGAAATTCCTTATCTCCTGTATAGAGTTGTCTAATGCTGTTGGTTGCAATAGCAGAACCAACCTCGTCTGTCTCTTTCAATTCTTTTCGCCATTTGTAAAAGAACTGCTTGTCTCGGTCAAATATCTTTCGTAGTTTTTTCTCAAAGTATTTACCCTTCTTATGTTTATCTAAGATTTTACATAGTTGTAGGATAACTGTTCCTCGCAACTTAAAGAACTTCTCTTTATCTTTCGTATAAAAGATTTTAGAGGTTGTTCCGATTTTCATTCCACTTACTACAAAGTCTTTGGGAGCAAGTTTCTTTTCTTCAATAAACTGCATGATTTCATCTGTTAGGGCAATATACTCTTTTTCAACAATCCTATGTTTTTGCAAGTTTATCTCCTCTCTATGTTGTTTTTATATAATCTATATTACCATTATTATTTTCATCTTACAACTATATAAATAAAGGTTTTTTTATTTTTAAAAAAATTAAACTTTTTTTATCTTTTCTGTTGACATAGGTTTTTCATTGTGTTATTATTAAATTGTGTTAAGTGATTATGTTTTTGTGTTTAAAGATTATTTTTTAATATCTCTCAACACAAAAAGATAAACACAATCTTATATTTCAGGAGTACAATATTATGAAAGTTGTCACTATTACTTCCCTTAAAGGGGGAGTTGGTAAATCGGCTATCGCAACATTATTGGCTGATTACCTAGCTTATCACGGACGTGTCTTACTAATTGACGCAAACCGTCAGGGAGACACTACCAAGCGTTTTGTCTATCAGGAAAACGAAGAAGGAGAAATCGTAAATATTTCTTCTGAGGAAAATCTCTTTGAGAATATCTTCCGTAAAAAGCCTGTCGTTCCTTTAACTGTCAAAGACAACCTTGACCTACTTGTTGCTACAAAGAGCTTGAAAGAGGTTGAAGATCATATTGAACACAAAGAACGTAAAAGTCCACTAATCTTTAAACGTTGGCTTAAACGTTCTAAACTGAGTGAGTTCTATGACTACGTTATCATTGACACTCACAATAGTGAAGGTGTCTTACTTGATAGCTTCTACCTAGCTAGTGACTTGTTGATTGCTGTCACAGGTTCAGGGCGTGATGAAATGGACGGAGCTATCGGTGTATATAACCGTGCAGAAGCTCTTAAAAATGATGATAACCTTGTCAATGATGATGACGAACCTATTATGAGAGCAAAAATCGTATTCGTAGGAAACTTGCTTAAATCTGGTGGTGGTAGTCATGGCGTTACTGCTACAAATGAATACCTAGAGCAGACCAAGGATAATGACTTGTTCATTACTAATATCTGGGAGCGTAACATTTTCCGTGACGCAAGTTTGGAAAACAAAACCATCTTTGATATTATGAAGCGCTCGAAATACCGTGACAAGAGCTTTGAAAAATACTTTAGCAAGCTACAGGAAAGTCTTGAAACAATCAAGAACAGCATTGATCTAGCATAAATTAAACATATTTTGATTATCATTTTGTGTTGGGATATTATTTTTATAATCATTCCAACACAAAAGAATAATCTTGAAACACTATTTTATAATTCAGAAATTAAGAAAGAGGAAATTAAAATGGCATTTGACCTACCAACTAAACAACCTACTAAAACAAATAAGAAAATTGTCTTGGACGCTATTGATACAGACGAACCAACACCTGTTGAAGCTCCTAAAAAGAAAGTTGCTAAGAAACCTAAAAAGAAAGCAGAGCCAAAACATGAATCTAAGAAAGAAGCTACAGAACAACCTAACGCTTTCTTCCATAAGCTCCAAATTACGGAGCCTAAAGACGAAAAGTTATCAACAAACATTTCAGACGCAAACTTGCGTAAACTAGAGCGCCTAATTGAAGCAGGTTGCCAAAACAAGTCTAAAGCCATTGGGGCTATCCTTGACGCTTTTGACGTGGAAAAGGCGATTGAAGAACCTACCTTCTTTGTGAAGAACACCATCACTACGGACGCTCGCCACAACCGTCTCAATATCTCCATGACACCTTCTCAACGTGAGAAACTTATGACGGTAGCTCATGCAGGACTTGGGAACATTGCCCTTGCTTTCTCATGTATCTTGAACGCCTTTGACGTGGAAGAAGCCTTGAAGAATATGGAAGAATAAGCTAGATTATTTTCTGGCTTATTTTTATTATCTTTTTGTGTTCTTGAACACCATTTTGTGTGTTTATGTATTATCTTTATGTTTTGAGAAATTAAAAAAACGTGTTGTGAAACACGCTTTTTTAATTCCCTGAAACAATCTTCCCTGTTGTTGAATCAAAGTCTATTTTCAGTTCTTTCAAATATTTCTTCACAGTAGGCTCTTGGACGTTGAGCGCCATAGCAATCTGGGCTACGCTCTTAAACCTGCCCTTCTTAACACCTGCAAGCAAGGCTGTCATTCGGTCAGATTTACCCATAGAGGAAGATAAGCCCATGTTTGACTGAGTGTTCCGTAAGCCTGTTCCCCTTGACGCTTCCCTTGAATACTCGACAATTTCTGCATTTGACATGACCTTACGCTCGCTTCTACGAGTGATGACGTTTGGATCATACGTTGTGATGACCTCGCCTGTATTCGTACTACTCTTTTTAAAAAAATCATTAGGATTGTAACCCATTTTCTGAACTCCTTATTTTGTTTAAAATCATTTTATCATTTTTTGAGAATTTTTTCAAGAATATTTTTTCTTAAAATGCTGATTTTTCAAAGGACTTTTGGTATAATAGTTGTGAATAATAATTTATTTTAACTAACAAAGGAGCAACATGGAAACAGAATACATTGAAAAACTGATTGAGTTTGCGTGTAACCGTATTATAAATGACCTGAAAGAAGGGAAGTTTACTGCCTACTTTGTAGCGCAACAAATCGGTATCACTCGCAAGTCTGTCCTACACTTAGTAGAGAACGGTTGGGAGCAAGCACGATACAGTACGATTACTGGCTTGATTGAGTTTTACGAAAAACATTATGGAGTTATCAGTCTCCCTAAAACTGATGACGATTACAAACTTTAAGGAGTGACCTATGAGTTCCAAATCAAAGAAGAAAAAGAAAAAGAAGCTACAGAGGTACTACAAGAACGGTAAGAACGTTTATCCTTACGCAAAGGCTTCTAGGGTTTTATGGAGCTTAGGGATTACCTTTGCTATCTTTGCAGGCTTGACTATAGCAACACAAGTCATCATGAGCCTGTTGCAAAAACTAGCCTTAATGGTGCAGGAGACAGTAGGGATTGATAGCAAGATAGGTGCAAACCTAGAAAACTTTATCCAAATAGAGCTTCCCTTGGGTGGGATTCTAACAGCTTTATTGTCTGCCCTGCTGTTTATTGTTCTTGCCTATCTAGTAACGATTGCTTTTCGCCATCACGAAGGGGAACTACAACCTTTTAAAGACGATAGAATGGCAAGAGCTATTCGCAGAGACGTTATCAAAAACCTAGAGCTAAATGTTCTGGACTATGACGATAAAGGCAAGGTCAAAAATTCTAAGCAGGACGTGAAAGCTAGGGATATATTAAGACGTATGGCTATTGAAGTTCATACTCGTAAGGAAGTGAATGGAAGTGACTTTCTTTCAATCGCAACCGTCAAGATCGAACGCCCAAAAAACAAGGCTATTCGTAAGGCGCTTGAAGGTACGTTCTTTAAGGACTTACCTAGTGAGTTGACTTTTGCCACAGAGGAGCTGTTTACCTTCTCAGAACGCCTGACTGAAAAAGAGTTCTATTTCTTTGAAGCGAAGGCTATCGTAACCGAAGAATACGTCTATAAGATTGAGGAAGCGCAGAAGAAACTACAAGAAGCTCTTGGCAAAGGCAAGAAGTCTGGCAACGGTTCTGACGTTGAAATCATTGATACAGGTATCTTTACAGAAGAAAAAAGCTCTTGGGATATAGAGGTTCTGTATGACAAGAAACTACAAGAAAAGATTGCAGAACAAACCAAACTTGCACAAGAAGAAGTTGAAAACCTTAAACTGTCGCTTGAAACCTTTATCAGTTCTAACGAAAAGGTCAACCTGCAATATAATGACGCAAGAGCCACAAACTCTAACGCTCAATTTATTTACACCAAACCTAAAGGTGTAAATAACATGGGTACGGAGCAGATGAAGGAAAACTTGGAAAGTGACTTGGGTAAACAGGATATAAATATTACCCTACGAGCAGGTCAGATTATCATTCAAATTCCACTTGATAATAAGATTACTGCTGACGCTTATACCAACTACAAGAAAGCCTTTATCGGCAAGAAAAATCTACCACCATTGCAAGCCTTGGTTGGGGTTGATACAGAAGGTGTACCAAGAACTTATGACCTTGCGACAGCGCCACATATCCTTACAGCAGGTACAACTGGTTCTGGTAAGTCGGTTGGTATCAACATGATTTACCTGTCTATCATCTTGCATAATAGCCCTGATGAAGTTAAGTTCATCATCATTGATCCAAAGAAAACTGAGTTTACACCTTACAAGAAAAGCCCTTATCTTTATACAGACGTTATAACGGACATGGACGGTGCTAAAAATGCCTTTAATGCTGTTGTAACTGAAATGGAGCGTAGAAATAGCTTGTTTGAAGAAATTGGAGTTCGTAACCTACAGACCTACAACCAGAAAGTAGAACCTAAAGATAGAGAGCCTTACCTTATCCTGATTGCTGACGAGGTAGCAGACCTTATCATGACAAACGGAGACGAGGTAGAGGATTCCATGCAACGTTTGGGGCAAAAAGCCCGTTCAGCAGGTATCTTGATTCACATTGCAACTCAGACACCACGAGCTGACATTATCAAGGGTAAAATCAAGGCTAACTTGCCTTCTCAGATTGTCTATAAGGTTGCTAACAGCATTGAAAGTGATATTGCGATTGGAGAATCAGGAGCAGAGCGCTTGTTAGGTAAAGGAGACACTTATGTTAAGTGGTCGGACAACCCTAGCCTTGTTCGTGTTCAAGGGGTATTCCTTACAGACGAAAACATCAATGACATTATTGATTCCACGATTAAAAAATATCCTGATGAACGTTACTACAATGAGCGTGTTCCTATGGACGCTTTTGAAGAAGGGTTTATCAAACCTAAAGACCTTGGAGATATTACAAAAGGTGGGGTTTATCGCTACGCTATCAAGCACCAGAAAAGTCCTGTCATAGACGAGGACATGGACGAGCAGAACGTAGTTATCCCTATCCAAGAAAAGCCAAAGGGTACGCCTGCCATTGCTTCTGCTCAACCTTACGAAACAACAAGTGTTCACAAAGAGAGTTTTGAGGAGTACAGGAAGCGTTACGAAGAAAAGAATGCCATGACAGCCCTAGAGCTAGATGACATACTAGGTACTCGCAAGCGCAAAGTGGAAGCCTTGATAAAGCAGATGGAACTTGACAAAGAGAAAGAACAGGAGCAGGAAAAGGAAACTCCACAACTAGATCACGAAGTGGAAGAAGCGATTGAGGAGCGTATCTCACATACTGAGCCTGAGCCTACAACACCTGTTGACAAAGAAGCTATTGCTAACGAACTCTACCCTGATGAACCTACTCCAACCGAAGAAGTGAAGAAGGATAACTCAATCCTTCCAAAACCAATTCCGAAGGACTGGAAGTTCAGAAAGACTGGAAACAGAGGGAAAATGTAGTGTTTCACATGAAACATAGGAGAACTAAGAAAGTATGAATAAACTAAAATTACTTTGGTTGAGGGTTGACCTTTGGTTCAACCCCTACAAGTATAACGAAGAAGGCATAAAAGCCCTTTATGCTCACAACAACCCTAAAGAAAAAGTCAAAGGACTAAGCAAGCAACAAGTAGTAGATAGCACCATGATTGCCCTTAACATCACTACTGTTACAAGTCCTATTCAACTTGCGAACGGTATTAAAGAGCTTGAAAGCAGACCTTTTGACAATGGTATTTACTACCACGATAACCATTACCATCAATACCTAATCAAGTATGACAAGGGTTCTGGTAAGAGATACCAAGCACGAAACGGTAGTAAGCGTAGTCGCTATAAGAAGCACCTGAAAATCTATCCTAAAGGCGTAGCTCGCTATGACCTTACACATATCAATTCTATTGGCTTTCATGGAGACGAAACCTTCTGTATTGGGTTTGATAGTCGCCTAAACCAAGAGGACATGAATAGGTTTGAGGAAAAGGTAAGAGCTGTCAACAACAAACAGCCTATTTACTGGTTTACGGATATTCAACTACAGGAAGATTATTCTGCTCTTTGGGTAGCAACCATTGTTTCCTTGGACGGAGAAATTCTGCTCCAAGAGACTTTCCATGATCGCTCTAATTTCCATTGGGAAATTGAGTGGGAGCGTAAGGTGGGATAATGCAGGAAAACTACGACAAAAAAGCCAATGTTTTCTGTAAGGTTCGTATGCTGAATGGCAAGCGCCTTACTTATCAATTCCCTAACGACCTGAGAAAAGCCATGCTACAGTCTTATCACGAAGGGAGCTTGAAAGAAATCCTGAACGGAGCTTTAATCAATGTTCCTACGACCAAGTACAATAAAAAAGGGCAAGCAACCCTTCACTTAGGGAAGATTACGCAGGTTTTCGTTGCAACTCATAAGAGCAGATGGCGTACCAGAGGGCAATTCCTGACAAGTGATAACTGGCAGGGAGAACTTGATAAAGCAGATATTCGCTTCTTACTCCACGACCACTCTTTCCTGAATAAAGTCAGGATTCGTATGGACTTGTTCAAGTGGAGAAGTCGCTTATAAATCAAAAAAAGCATATTATAGATTATTTAATATGCTTTTTTTCTTTCTACCCCTTTATCTTATCTAGGTTTTATGTTATAATGATTGTAAATAAAAATGAAAGGAGTTCGCTATATGTTGGATTTTGTTCATACTCGTAAAAAAGTGATGGAAATTATGGCAGAGGACGCTCTAACAACTATGGATTTGTTGGAGAAAGTCAAAGCAGACACAAAACACCTCGGCTCTTTCGCAGGAGACGGTTTGCTGATTCCACCACCTGCAACAAGCTATGTTATCAACAAAGCTCTTGCAGTTTTGAACATGGATCAAAAAGACCTTATCAAAAATGCAGAGGGATTGGATTCTGTTTCTAACTCAGCAAAAGAGGTTAAGGAAAGTATCCGTCTTATCACTACGGATTCTGATGACGTAGCCCTTGTCTCAGAAGAAGTATTCACAGTCATTTTTGACTACCTAACTGACGCAGTTCAAGCGTTCGCTCAAAGTCTCGAAGATTTCGGACAAGAAAATAACAAAGAATAGAAAGTCTTTCACTATTAGTAACTATCAGTAAGAAAAAGCAACTATTTCTAGGAAGAAGTAGTTGCTTTTTTACACCCTCTAATTTGCCCCTAAAATCGCCTGTACGCCATTTTAAGAAAAAGAGGTATAATTTATCGACCATATATAAAAAATCCCCTCTTGGAGCAAATGAGGGGCAAATAAAGCGAACCTAGATGAACAACAACGATTTTTTTAGAATAGGAGCGCTTTTTTATTTTTTCACTGTACGAATACTATTATACCATAAAAACCCTTTGAAATAAAGGGTTTTTGACGTTTTTTTAATAATATTTTGAGTTTTTTACCACATCATGCACAAGCTGTATCAAGTTGTGGTAGGCTTCTGCATTTTCTTCTTTTGCGCTAGAAATTTCCTGCATGACACTTTCCACCCCTCGGCTCAATAGATATAGCTGTCCTAGTTCGTTAAGAATACTGGTGTCGCCTTCTTCTCGGATTGCTTCAAGTCTAGCTTTTTCTTTCTCAACTACTTTTTTGTAGTTGCCTAGAATTTCTAGGCATTGAGTGTGTGGTTTTGAAATGGTAAAGTCTCCACCGTTCAGGAAACTTTGATATTCCCCAAGCCCAAATTTACCTTCAATCAATTCACTACCTAAAGTCATAACCATTAGAGAATGACTAGAAACTACTAGAAAACTTTTACCTAAGTTTAATAGCTCCTGAACATAGTTTTCATGGGCTATTCTAAAATCTTTGTCGTAACTTTTTGAAGATACATCAAATTCTAAAACATAGGTCACTCTGAACGAAGCATTACTTAATTTACTCCTTGCGTCATCTATCTTAGATAGGTTTTTTCTGATTGGAGCTTTGTATTCTTCTGGGAAAGGCGCTCTCTCAAAACCGAAAACGTCCTCTCCCTCTAAGATAGAATCCTCTAATTTTAGCAAGGGGTACAAAAGAAATGTAGGGAAGTGAATCCTTACTTGCTCAATTTCTTCCAACGTGTTTTCAAGTTGGTTTGCGCCTGTACTCTTTACTTTGTCTCGTAGGTTCTCTAAGACTGTCTCATTGAACCTGATATTCGATTGATTGATTACTACAGCCTTGATTACAGTTGAAAAATAGTCACGAAAAGCACGAAAATCTGACTGGTTATTGATAGTTTTGCTTTTTGCCATCAAGACAACCATTAAGTCATTTTCGCTTTGTGATCCATTTACCAAGTCAAGCCTTCTCCATTGGTTGTTCAATTCTTGGCTTTGAGCTTCTGTCAGTACGTTTTCTAAAGTTGCCTTGACTACATCAAGTCTGCGTATGCTATCAAAATAAATAGCAGTTTGCTCAAAAACATTGTAAGTTTCCTTTTGAAGCCTTTGAGTATATTCTACCTGAGTTTCTGTCAACATATTAGACTTTCCCCTGTTCTAGCCATTCTTTACCTGCTAAAACCAGTTCGTTTTTTAAAATTTCTAGGTTAGTTAGGTAAGTATAGGCACTTTCTTCTGTTCTTTTAGTTATCTTTTTGAGAAGATAATTGACTGTAGTAAGTTTTTCAATCTCTTTCTCGATTCTGTGGTCTCCTCTTTCTTCTTGCTCTCCTTCTAAGCGTCTAAGTTCATTTTTGATAGCTAGAGCTAGTGGCTCTAACTCATTTGTACTATCTTTCAAAGAAAACATCATATTTTCATAGCCAGCTTTTATTAACTTACCTGAAAAGTATAGAAAATCAGTTTCTCCATTTGCTACACGTTCAATTTCAGTTTTTATTGCCTTAATATCCCTGCTTATTGTTAAACTTTTCCGTGATATATCTTGTAATATTGGAGACACGTTGCTATGAACTGTTTGAATGTTCTTAGAGTAGTTCCCCTCTTGTAACAGGTTTTCTGATGATAGACTGTTTGCTGTATTGTGAATTGGATTTACTTCTACCCAAACATTCAATAGGGATTCATTAACCGATTCCAAAACTGAAATATGTTCTTTAGACAGGGTAGAAATTGAGTAACCGAAAGACTGCTGAACTTCAATAAGTTTGCTTTCTAAGCCTATCATTGGAGTGATGATACTACCATTTAGGAGCGCATATAAATCAAGTAATCTTTGAAGGCTATCTAAAATCCGTCCCCTAGCTTCGGTTTTATGTTCATGTTTTAAAATTTCATTAACTTTTTCGATATTTTCGTTAAAGTTTAAACGAGCCAGATAGAGTTTATCAATAACATCTGAATACTCTGCTCTCATAACAGCATAGTCTCTGTTATCTCTTATAAAACTAACTGTGTGCCATAGCCTTCTGATATAGTTTGTTTCTTGGTTATATTTTTCAGGAGAAATTAGGGCGTTCTTCCAACTTACTTTTAGTTCTTCTGCAAGTTGTTCCTTACCTTCATCATGTAAAGCTCCAATAATCTCTTCTGGGTATAAAATCATTCTATAAAAATAGTCATCATTACTCAGATTCGCAATTTCCTTTACTTCCTTTGCTAGTTCGTAAATAGTTTCTCCTTGTTGTTCAGTAAGCATAATTTCCCTCTGCTTTCTTCCCTGCTATCTGTATTTTAGACAATTCCTTGCTCTAGCAACTCTTTACTTGCTACAGTCAAGTTGTCTTTCAATGCTGTTAAGTTGTTCATGTAGTGGTAAGGGCATTTTTCTGCCATTTCAAGAATAGTATTGAGTTGATGAATTAACAAATTGATTGTCTCAATCCCTTCATCAAGTTTGCTATCTTTCTTCTCCTCACGTTCTGCTTCTAGGCGTTGAAGCTCTTTTTTAGCAGAATGAAGGAGTGGTTCAAGCTCTTTTGCATGGTTTCTGTACGATACGATCATTTCGTCATAGTTTGCACTTGCAAATGAGCCTACAAAGTCATAGACACTACTTTCTCCGTCTAAAAGACGTTTGATACGTTCACAAAGACCTTGAATATCTGAGCATACAGTCAAACTAGTTTGTTCTACGCTCTGAATAGTTGAATAAGCAATGCTATAGGACATAAAGAATACGTCAGAAAAAATAGTTTTGTTAAGGTCATCTTCCTGTGGCGCGTGTTTTGAAGCGTTGTAAGCAATAACCATATCGTTATAAACTCCACCTAGACACTCAGAAACAGTTTCTACTGCTGTTCGGTATTTCTCAGGTAGGTTGGAAGGAGCAAGGTCAAAGCTCTCTTGAATTTTTACAATTTCCCCTTCCAAACCAAGCAACGGTGCAATAATACTATTGTTTAAAATTTCGTAGATACCATGTAATGTTTGAAGGCTTGCCATAATTCTTACTCTAGTGTCGTCAGTATAAACGTGTTTTAAAGTTTCATTGACTTTCCCAATGTTCGCAAGTAATTTTGCTCGGATTTTATAAAGTTGATCCGTGGTATCTAAATATTGCAGACGGAAAGCAAGGTAGTCTGCATTGCTACGGATATAGGCAACTTTGTTAGCTAAGTCCTGAATTAAGTCGTCTCCACTATCCAAGGAAGAATAAAGAGAAACATTTTCCCAACTTTCCTCTAGTCCGTCTGCTAAATCTTCCTTCCCACCATCACGCAACGCCCAAAGTATTTCATCAGGGAACATACACGTCTCAGAATGGTATTTATCATCTACAACAGTTGCAATCTTATGTAAAGCTCCTGCTGTCTCATAAGTAAACTCACTTTGTTTTTCACTTAACATGGTTTATACCTCGTTTTTCTATTTTTATATTTCTAGTATAGCTCATGTTTTTCTTTTTGTGTGAACAGGCTCATAAAAAAAGTCTGTTTACATTTTTTCCTGAAAGTGGGG